TCACTGGGGACAAGTTCGACAATATACATGGGAAGAACTTCAAGGGAACTTGTATGAAATCTATCCAGATGAACTTGCAGATGTTCGTGAAATACCTTTTGGTAAAAAAACCAATAATTTTCAATAAATAACTAAAAAGTGTAATGGCACAGGGAAAAACTACTGCTAATGAACCACTCAGATATCCTTTGAATAGGGTAGAATTAGAAAATAGTGATTTTCTAAAAATAATGGTTTTATCATATGAACCACCAGGTACAGACGTTTTTACTGGTTTTAATATTCCAAGTGCAGCAAGTAGAATAGGATATAATCAATTTGATCCTAGTTTCTTAAATCAAAAAACAAAAATATTAGAGACTATACTTTTACCTATTCCACAATCAATTCAAGATTCTAATGGAGTCAGATGGGGAGAAGATCGACTAAATCCAATAGCTGCTAGGGGTCTATCAGGTATAACTCAAACACTGAGTGCAGAAAATCTGCCAGGTCTAATAAATACAGCAAAAGAAAATGCTTTTAAATTGGGTGCGGATCTGGCAAATGAAGGAAAAAATTTAAGTAATTTATTTTTTGGATCACAAATTGTTAATGCTTTAGGTGGCAACACTTCATTTCAAGGTTTGGTTTCAAGAACAACCGGTCAAGTTTTAAATCCAAATTTAGAGTTATTATTTAATGGTGTCACTTTAAGATCATTTAGTTTTGATTTCGATCTTGTTCCAAGAGAGGAAAGAGAATCTAGAGTAGTTAGAAAAATTATAAGAACTTTGAAACAAAATATGAGTGCTAAAGGTGGGTCTAGTGGTGACTACAGCAAAGGATTGTTTATCAAATCTCCAAATATTTTTCAATTAGTTTATTCAACGGGCACTGAAACTCACAGATATCTCAATAGGTTTAAACCCATGGCACTCAAAAATATGTCCGTGAATTATACCGGTTCCGGAACATATGCAACTTACACAGATACATCACCAGTTCACTATAAATTAAATCTTCAGTTTCAAGAACTCGATCCAATTTATGCAGAAGATTATGGTGCAGATCCAGAAAGAAAACCCAGTGAAAACCCGGAGCTTCAAGCACTTAATGAAGATTATTATGGAGTAGGATTCTAATGAGTTATTTCAGAGAACTTCCAGATTTAGAATACGAATCACCGTTTACCAATAGACTATCAAGTTCTAGTTATGTTCAGGCAAAGAATATCTTCCGTAGAATGAAGATTCGAGATGATCTTCAAAACGTCTTCACTCTTTTCAACAAATATGAAATTAGAGAGGGTGCAAGACCTGATACAATCGCAGAAGATCTTTATGGTAAATCAGACTTAGATTGGGTTGTCTTACTCTCTGCTAATATCACAAATGTGAGAGATCAGTGGCCACTGTCTAGTAAAGACTTGTATGAATACACCGTAAGTAAGTATGGACTAGAAAATATTAATAGAGTTCATCACTACGAAACTAAAGAAGTTAAAAATTCTGACGACAATTTAATTCTTCCGGCAGGAAAAATAGTTGATAAGAATTTTAATATATCTTATTCAAATAATACCATATCTGTGGATAGAACATATGGACAAATAGAGAATTTAAATATCAAAAGTGATAAAGATGAATTTATCGATGGTACTTATATAAACATTGGAGCGACTACAAATGGTGTTGGTATAGGTGCATCATTCACTGTTACTGTTAATGATGGGAAAATTTCAACAGTAACTATTACCGATAAGGGAAAAGATTATGATTTAAATGAAACTATTCAATTTACAGGAATCCTGCTGAAAAATCCAGATAGTTCTAGTTCTGCTACAATTTCTGTCAAAGAAAGACTCTCCAATACGGTAGCCATTTCTAATTATGAATATGAAATAAAAGAAAATGAAAAGAAACAAACCATTTATCTCTTAAAACCATCTTACTTGCAGCAGTTCTTAAATGACATGAGATCTGAGATGGCATATGACGATTCATCTCAATATGTCAATAAGAATTTGATTAGAACAGCAAACACCAGAGTATCATAAAAAAGGAGGGTGTTACCCCTCCTTCTCTATCACTCGGCAAGTTTAGCAAAGTAACTCAGTGCATCGTCATCATCTTCAGTGCTTGAAGGCATAATGTCGGGAGAGTTGAAAGACTTGCTACGACCTTCACTCAAATCATCAAGGTTTTCACCACGATTCTCACGACGGAAGTTCTCTTCTTCCTCGACAGTTTCCTGATCTTGGAAGGAAGGAGTGCCCTTGTTACCAAGAACATAGTCCAGACGCTTCTTCAGGGCATCATAGTCCTTGAACTGATCTGCTGCGACAAACTCCTGCAGAGAATACTGACCTTTCCAGATTGCTTCCATTGCGTCATCGTCATCAAGAAGTGGATCTTGACGTGCAAACTCGGAAGAGTCATAGTTGCGATAACCAGCAACGTTCTTTGCCTTCAGTTTGAAGTTGGCACCTTGCCAGAAGTCAAACGGATCGATTGCTTCCTCATCTTCAAACTCAGGTTGCATTGCTGCAGTCAGTTTGTCAAAGATCTTCTTACCATACTTGTACAGGAATACCTTGCCCTCATTCTCGGGATTGGCAGGATCCTTGACCACATAGATGTTGCTGATGTAGGTCAGTTTACGTTTCTGCTTACGTGCAGTCTCTTTACCAAGATCTGTGCCATTGTTCCACAGCATGGTGTTGTATTCGGACACGGGATCCTTCTGACCAAGAGTGGTCAAAGAGTTCTCGATGTACCAACCACCAGGACCTTGGAAGGCATGGGAGTACAGCTTCACAAACGGCAGATCTTCACCGTTAGGAGCAGGAAGGAAACGGATAACGGCATAACCATTGCCGCTTTTGTCAACGTCCAGTTTCCAGAGACGTTCATCACCAGTATTGGTGGTGTTCATCTTTTCGACTTCCTTGACCAGTTTGGCAGTCAGGGAGCCAAGTTTAGATTGCTTTTTAAGATCAGCAAAAGACATTCGGATTACCTCGGATTTTGTTGGATTAGTTTGGTTGACTTAGATATTATAGCAACGTTGCCCTCAGGCGTCAATGTAGTCCTTGAGGGATTGGACAGTTTGTTCCATGGTCGAGAACAGGACGTTCATGTCCGTTCCTGGTGGGAATCCCATCAGGACCACAGATTTTTTCAAGTTTTCTTTCATTTCAACGGCAGCAGGATCATCAGAAAGTGACAATCTTGCATACATGACTCGTTGTTTTTCAAGAAGTTCAATCATCATATCAATGTGTTCCAATTTTTCTTCAGTATCCATCATCCCGAAAGATGCTGCATCAGAATACAGTGCTTCTTGAAGACTATTGATTTTGGTTAATTCTTCCTGAATAATTTCAGAATTAAAAAATTCACTCATTTACAATTTTCCTCAGAAGTTTTTTGTAATGGAACACATCAATATTTAGAAAGGGTAGATATTTTTTAATTTTTAGACTGACGGTTTCCCACACAGGATCATCAAGTTTTTTATCAAATTTTTCACGAAAAGAAAAAATCTTTTCACAGATAACTACGTTTTCAATACTCACGTCTCCTGCCAAATATTTTTTTAGGATTGGTGGATGTCCTTTGGAACAGTTGAAGACATTCTCTAATTCGTTTTCCGATAACAATTCGTTCATTTGTTCTTTGAACAAGTAACTCAAACTCTGCTGTCGTTTCATCCACTCGGCGTAGTTTCTTTCTCCAGAATTGATAATTTCTCCAATCCATAGGTTTTGTGGGTTATCGGACGAAATAAAATTAGATACAAGGAATTGAACAACTTCTTGATCGGAATACTTCCTAGAAGTTTTTTCAAACCAATACTTATCTTTCCTCTTATTAAAAGACGTTATGGTAGCTCGTGTTTTGGCACCATAACGAAAGAAGTCATATTTTGGGTTTGTAAAGTGATTTTTAAGTGACAAATAATGTTGGTAGGTTTCAAAGGGAGTCACGGTCATAGAGGAAGTTTTGCTCTTGAAGTTTTTTTCATGAAATTGAGTTGAGTCGCATCCCACTTCAGTTTTTCTTTCAGTGGTTTTGACACTAACTTTGTCACAGATTCTATCTCAAGTTCATTAATTTCGCAATAGTAAACTATCGCATCAATGTAATTGAGTTTTTCTGTGGCAACAATACCTTCAATCTCCATCGCAAATTTTGATGGAGTCAAAAATTTCTTTTCGATTGCTTTTTCTAGTTCCTTATTTGGTTCCATAGAGTTCCAGTTTATCTGCAACAAACTTTCTAATGTATTGGGTAAGAAGTTTGATGTATTTTGATTTGTCTCGTTCTTCATAGACGACGCATTCTCCATTTTCGCAGGCCATAATAATTACAAGTTTTTTGACAGAAATTCCTGTCAGTTCATACAGCATACAACCATATGCCATGCACTGTACAAAATAGTGATCGATCCACTCTCGTGGTTTCGGTTTCTTGGATGTTTTGAAATCAATTATTGCTAGTTCGCCTTCATATTCGGCAATACAATCAACCGTTCCGGCAATACCAAGTTGTTTACTATATAGGGAACTTTCCAGAGCATGAATATTGTCAATCTTGTTTAAGTCTGGTTTTGAAATCTTAAAGAGAAAATCAGAAATAGGTTGAACAGTTGGAAGATCTTCATTTTTTAGAAAATGTTCAGTAAGAGTATGCATGTCCGTGCCACGACTTGTTGCCTTTTTCGTGATACGATCTGCCTCTTCATTACCAACTTTTTTACGCCACTTGACAAAAATTTCCTTATTAAAATGACTGGTCACCGAAGTGATGGAGACCAGTCGGAGGAGTTCTTCTT